AGTTTTAATCACTTATTTAATGAGGTGTCAAAATGGGAAAATTAGTTAATTCCGGAGAACACAATGTCCTGGAAGTCTATTTCAAGGGTCAGGCCCGAGGCGACCTCTATCTTGGCCTCTACACCGACGTGGCCGAACCCATAGAGGCGGCGATTCTGGCTGATGTTGCCGAACTGCCGGAGGGCGTGAACGGTTACGCCCGGATTGCCCTTGCCGACGGCGACTGGACGGTGACGGCTGATTTAGCGACACATGTCCAGAAGACCTTTCTTGCCGCCGGCGGGGATTGGGGGCCGGTCTATGGGTACTTCATCTGCGACGTGATTACCGGCGATGTAGGAAATTTGCTGTTCGTCGAGCATTTCTCGGACGGGCCCTACCAAATCTTAAACGGGCTTTCGATTTTAATAACCCCGGCAATCCAGGCCGCGTAGGAGGATTCATGGCTATCGCGACAGTAAGTGACATCGCTGCGGCTCTTTCGACAGCCCAGAGGATGCGGTTCATCAAGAACATCACCGCTCCGAAGGCTGCGGGAGCCTTCCAGTCGGCATGGCTGGGGACCGGGATACCCGGCGCCGGTGCCGCACCCCCGGCGTACACTGCCGGGTCTGGGTACACCTGTGACCGAACCACTGTCGGGGCCCTGGCCCAAGCGAATGGAGCGGTGAAAAACTGGCTGGCCCGACTCCAGGCGGCCATGACTCAACCCGGGGTGCTGTTCATTGCTGACCGCCTCTGGAATTGCGCGGGGATGGGGTTCGCTGCGACCACCTACACCGTCACCACCCCCGGGGCACTCCCGGCCCGGATCACCGATGATGGGGTGGGGTGTGAATTATGGGTGGAGCAAAATGTGGCGGCAGGGTCGGTAACGGGCACCTTGACGGCCAACTATAAGAACGTCGCGGATGATGCCAAAGCAGGAGTCATCGCTACCTTGGTTTCTTCCCCGGTCATAGGCCAGATGCAGCCAGTGCCACTTCAGGCTGGCGATACAGGCATTAAATCGCTCGTCAGCGTGGTGAACGGTGGTTCCTGGACTTCGGGGACTTGGGGTATGACCATCCTCAAGAACCACGCTCAGATTGAAATTCCGGGCATTGGATATGGAGTTACCCAGGACTGGTCTAAGGTGTTGACGGGAATCCCGGATGATGCCTGCCTGTTCTTCTATTTCCTGGCGAATGGCACCACTGCTCCGGTTGCCTTGGGGACGGCTTGGATAATTGATAAGTAATGGCTGACGGGAAAAACCATGGCTGACGAACTTTTCACGACTCTGCTGGGGGATGACCTCGATCCCAGCATATTCGAGTTTACGGCCGGGCCGGGGTATGCCGACACCTGGAACCTTGACGCCGGCAAAGCCATTGCCAACGCCGCCCAAGGTTGGTTCTTCGGCTCCATAACCCATGAGTATCTCGCCAAAGCCCGTCTGACCCTGACCCCGGCGTCGGTTTGTGGCAGGCCACGCATATATGCCGGACACATTCACTTAACGCTGACCCCCCAGGCGGTCTTCCCTCGTTTTTATTATACGGGGTACGCTCTACTCAGGTTGACTCCGTTTGCCACCAGTTCATTGGGAGGGGCAACGGTCCCAATCGTCATCCCGGCCTCCACCGGCGGCTGGAAAATGGGCGGCGCCGGGGTGTGGGCTTCCAGTACGCCCGCCAGCGATACCATCCCGGCGATTGACGCGGCGACGGGTCTGCCGACTGTATCCCTGACCGGCTTCGTTTTTGCCGGCGGCACGACAGAGGCCGGGGTAGCCGAGGCTGTCTCTACCCTCCCCCAGGTGGAAGAGATTGTTACTGAGGGTGTCGGATTCGAGTTCTGCGGCCCAGGGGTCACGGGGGATGCGGCGACTTCTTTTCCCGCCTCAGAGGTTATCGTACCTGTCGGAGGCTTCGTATTCGGTGGCGCCGGGGTCTGGAGCCAGGTTGCCCCGGGGGACCTCCCCAGCACCGTCCTGGTGGGGTCTGGGGGGTTCGTCTTGGAAGGGACCGGCCTTCCGGCGTCCGGGATTCTGCCGACCGGGGCGCCGCCGGCTACTATAATCATCGGGTCCGGCGGATTTAAGTTCGGCGGGGTCCGGGTGCCTCCGGTGGAGGTCACCTACCCCGGCGTCTATGACCGGGTTATTGAAGCCACGGTCGCTTTTGAGATGGGCGGGGAAGGAGTTTGGGGGGCCGAGACTCCGGCCGCTACCATCATTGTCTCAAAGGGTGCGATCTTCGCCCTGGGGGGCGACGGGATTGTGGCCACGCAGTCGCCTCCCCTGGTGGTTATTACGGGGGATGGTGGTTTTGCTCTTTCGGGGACCGGGTGGCCTGCCGGGGGAGTTGATACCTGGGTACTTTCCGGGAACGAGTTTGGGGCATCCCTCTACGCCAATTTTGAGTTTCAGTCTTATGCGCAATTTCGAGGGAAATATTACGGCGCCAAGGAGGATGGCATTTACCTCCTGGACGGCCCTGACGACGCTGGTGAGGCGATTCATTCAGGAGTGAGGTTAGCCCCCACCAACCTCGGGACGCACAATCAGAAGCGGCTCAGGGTGGTGTCCATCGGCAATCAGAGCAACGGCGCCAGGGTGCGAGTCGAAGCGGGCGACCGGGAAGGGTATTCGGACGTGGTGAGAGGCCATGCCTTCATTCCCCGCAACCTTCAGGGAGCGGTCTTCGTTATTGACTTGGTAGATTTTGACGAACTTTCAAGTCTTGAAATTGTCCCGTTGATAATGGGTTGGTGAGAGATATGGCATACCCGCAAAGCGAAAGCGCAAAATGGGCGATAGCGAACTCTGAACTCATAGGCAAGTTCGAGGACGGTCGAGATAAAGCCCTTGCCGAAGCTGCCGGCAGGGGGTTCCCTATGGCTCCAGGAGCGACCTTGACTGCCATCTTGGAGGCAGGCCAAGACGCTAAGGGGAAACTCACAGAGGTAAACGGAAAAATCTATGAGGATAGACGAAAGGTAATCTTTGAGGAAGATACCTTCGCAATGGAGTTGATTGTCAAGCTCGCGAAGTTGGGTATGGAAAAATATAGGGAAGAACTCTTAAATGCCTTGGCCATCGAGGCCGCCGAAAACGCGGCTTTGCGGGATACTGGCCGGGCGGATGTGGAAAGGATGACCGCGGAAGTCGAGGCCCGGCAGGTATCCATCATCCGGGACCGGGCGGAGGCGGAACGGCGGATCATCGTTTATAAGCAGCAGTTGGTGGCCGCCGAAGCCGTCACCATAACCTCGGAACGTGCCCTCATTGAGGCGCAGTTGGCTACGGCGACCAAGAAATTGGAGATCATCGACAGCATCTATCAGGTCTTGACGGCGGAGGAACTGGTCCTGGCCGCGGAGAACCGCCGGGCCGCGACTCTTGAACTGCTCCTGGATGCCCAGATGGTTGTGGCGGAGATCAAGAAGGCCATGATCCCGTTCTGGATAGGTAAGGCTGACGCCCGGATTAAGTTGGCCGATGCCATTACGGCTGAAATCCCTATCAGCAAAGCAATCATCGAGTTGGGGTACGACCGGATCGCCTTAGAGGACCGGAAAGAAGATGCGGCCCACCAGGAACGTGAGGCCCAGGAAGAACTGGAACTTGCCAAAATGGCCTGGACCCGGGCCAACAAGGTTACGGAGTTTACCCGGATGCAGTCCCGCCGGTTACTCCAGGAGTATGCCAACATCATCCAGGCTGAAATTCTGGCGAAGAAAAAGTCTTTGTCTGAGGACGGGATCGACTTCAAGTTGGATAGTTCGCTGACCCGGCAAGGCATCGGGGTTAACAATGATGTGGCGGTGGCGAACCATGAGAGAGGGAACATGGCCACCGAACTTGCCGCCATTTTGTTGAACCTATCCAACCGGGCTACAGACGAAGCATCCAAGGTGGCGGCGAGTGCTACTCAATTATCCATGACGTACAGCACCAGACTTTTATCCCGGCAGATCGTTGAAGGTTTTTTCTAATGGACACCGTTGAAAAACAATCTTTGGCAGTGCGCACCCGGCAACGGAACGCCCTGACGTGGCTTACCCTTAACTCCGGGGGCGTCTTGGGCCCCTTGGTATCCCTGGAAACCGATCTGGATACCCTGGCCAGTCCAGCCATTGAAAACTTCATGGCCATCAGTGACGAGGTATGGGGTATCAAGGAAGCCCAGCGGGACCGGACTGTCGAATTGAGTCAGGCTGAGATTGACCAAGATATTTTGCTGGCCGACGCCAAGGCCGCCACAGGTCGGGCGAAGATCGCCATTGAACGGGCCGCCGACGAGTATGTCCTGGCGGCCAAGGTTTACGACGCCAGGGTGAAGGGGCTTATCATGGCGGCTAAGGAATACGCGGCCCTGGTGGAGCAGGAACAGTTGGCCGTCGAGGAGGCCAAGTCGGGGTTGGCCATCGACAAAGAAGCCCTTCACTTGATCGAAGTCAAGGCTAAAATCTACCTGCAAACCATTGAGCAGGCCCAGGTGGAAGCGGATATTGCCAAGGCACAGGTAGAGGTGGCCAAGGCCCACGTCCGGGCGGCAATGGCCGGGATTGAGGCTGGAGAGGCTGAGATTAAACTGATAGCGGCCCAGACTGAGGTATATGTGGCTGAGGCCGAGAAAGCCACCTTGCAGGCGGACGTGGCCATGATCTACGCCGAAATTATGACCAAGAAGTTGTCGGAAACCAAGTTGGGCGTGGGCCGGGCAGAGATCGCCGCCGGTTATCTCTATATCCAGAGCAAACTTGACGATGCTTTGGCCCTTTACGACATCCGTGGGCTTATCGAAGCAATCAGGACCGAAGCGGAGGTGGCCCTGAAGGAAGAACTTGACCTGATTCTGGCGGTGGAGAAGGCTGACCAGAATTTGCGGAACCTGGAAGCGGATTATGCTCGGCTCACCTTCGATTACGAGCAACGTAGGACGAGAGCTAATATCCGAACGGAATCCGCCGC